CTTCACCACCATTTTTACGGCGATCTACAACTTTTTCAGCACGATTTTCAATGCCATTTACAATGTGGTTTCTACGGTCTTTCAGGCAATTCATAACGTCATTACGACCGTTTGGAATGCCATTTACACCACCTTAGAACCGCTGATCACGGCATTTGGTTATCTGTTTCAGACGATTTTTGAAGCCATTCAGATCATTGTGGGCAGAGTCATGGACTGGATCTCGGAGAAGATCAATGCCATTTGGAATGCGATCGTGGCGTTTTTAACGCCCATTTTAGAGGGCATCCGAACGACCTTTGAAACCATCTGGAATGCCATTTCTACTACAATTTCCACGGTCTTGACGGCAATTCAAGATGTGGTGACTACAGTTTGGAATGCGGTATCTGGTTTCATTTCTTCTGTTTTGTCTGCGATCTGGAATGTGGTTTCTTCCATCTGGAACAGCATCTCCGGCACGATTTCCAGTGTGATGAATGCCATTTTTTCTGTGGTATCGTCTATCTGGAATCAGATCAGCTCTGCGGTTTCCAATGTTCTGAACGCCATCCGGTCGGTGGTATCTAACATCTGGAACAGTATCAAAAGCACCATTTCCAACGTGATGCAGAGCATTTCTTCTACGGTGTCCAGCATCTGGGACAACATTCGTTCTGCGGTTTCCAACAAAATCAGTGGCATCAAATCTACCATTCAGAATGGGTTCGATGCCGCTGTAGGATATATCAAGGGACTGGCTTCCGATGCCTGGAACTGGGGACGGGACATCATTCAGGGAATCATTGACGGCATTCAGAGTGCCATCGGCTGGCTGGCAGACTGCGTCACCAATGTTGCCGATACCATTCGGGATTTCCTGCACTTCTCGGTTCCGGACAAAGGCCCGCTGACAGACTACGAAAGCTGGATGCCGGACTTTATGAAAGGGCTGGCAAACGGCATCGACAAAAGCAAGAAGTATGTGGAGAAAGCAGTGGGCGGTGTGGCGAAAGCCATGCAGCTGACTATGGATTCTGATTTGAATTACAGCTTGCATGGAATCTCCGGAGCAATGCTGCCCGGCAGTTCTGGTGGGACGGTGAACAATTATTACAACACGGACAACCGGAAAACGGTGAATCAGACCAATCAATCGCCGAAGGCATTGTCACGGTTGGAGATTTATCGGTTGACACGGAATGCGTTGAATGTGTAGAGTGGTAAACTGGAATTTATCGAATGATTCGCTTTGACAAAAAATACTTGCATAATTTAGGATTTTTATCTTCTCGAATGAATTCAACGATATATCCAAGTTTCTTATAGAATTCCGGTGCTTGAAATCCAAATGTCGTGAGTGTAATTTTATCATATCCTGCATTTTGAAATGTTTCCTCAACTGCTGAAACAAGTTTACTTCCATATCCACATTTTCTGTGAGCTTTATGTATAATCAAATCACCTATATGCACCTCATTATAATATGCACGACCTGTAATAACACCCACTATCTCACCATCATCGCTTTCCGCAATAAAACAGAATTCATTATAATTCAAATCAACATTATTCTGTTCAGCATAGGATAAGAATTCTCCATTGATAAAGTTGCCTATTCTGTTATCTTCTTCAATCATACGTTTTATATTCATCTTTAACAACCTCGTCTCTAAATTAAATATCATAATTCGTCACACAAATTCCGATTTACAGGGCTAATGCCCCTATCATTTTTATCTATTATATCACACCCCACCAGAAAAAGCAAGGAGGTATCCCATGTATTTCACTCTCATCCTCGAAAACGAATCCGGCGAACAAGTGAATCTGTCCACCACCGCCAACCAATACATGACCTCCAAAATCGAAGGTCTGAATCCGCCTGCCGGAACGATCTCCACATCTTCCTATGCTGGCATGAACGGCAGCTACCTGAATAACGCCTTTATCGAAAAGCGAAACGTGGTCATCTCCTTTGCCATGCGTGGCATCAGCATCGAGAAACGGCGGCATCAGCTGTATCATGTGGTCAAGCCGTCTCGATACATCAAAATCTGGTACAAGACGGCAAACATCGATGTCTATGCCGAGGGGTATGTAGAAACCTGCGAAGTGGAGCATTTCGAGCAGCAAATCAGTGGGCAGATCTCTATTCTCTGTCCGGACATCTACTGGTACAGCCGGGATATCTTCTACGCTTATTACAGCGGCATCACCGGAGCATTTCACTTTCCCTTTCCGGAGAACGATGCTCCGTTTCCTTTGGGTGTGTATTCCAACAGCAACCTGTTCTCTATCACTAATGACGGGGATGAAACCGGATTCACACTGCGAATTGAGGCACTGCCCAGCGACATTCCGCAGGAAGTGGTGGCAGTGACACCGACCATCTACAACGAAAACGGTGAGTATCTGCAAATCAAAGGTGATATTCTGACCGGCGATGTCATTACGGTTACCACGAAAACCGGAAACAAGACCGTCATGCTGACACGTAACGGCGTAGACAGCAATATCCTGAACCGGCTGGTTTCCGGTTCCACCTGGCTGACCTTGAAGGAAGGCACAAATATCTTTCGGGTCGAGGCAGTACGTGGTGTGAAAAAACTGCGTGTGACTTTGATGCACCGCAATTCTTATCTGGGGGTATAGCTATGCAGTTGGAAATTTACAGCTTGACGGCTCTGAAAGACCAGATCTCTGTGTCACTGGAAGCCATCTGCGACAGCTATTCTTCGCTCTTATGGGACATTGAGTTCTACCAGTGCGGCTGTTTTGAGGTGTATATCGCTGCCAGTCCCCAGAATGTATCCATCTTTCAGCGTGGCAGAATTGTGGCAAGGAGCGATGATGCACAGCACTTCGGCATCATTGAATCTCTGCAATTGGAGACCGATGCCGAAAAGGGCGATTACCTGACAGTCACCGGACGGTTTCTTGCCTGTCTTCTGGAACGGCGGATCATCTATCCCACCATCACCGCAAACGGCAGCTATGAGGACATCGTCCGCAAGGTGCTGTCCCGCAATGTGATTTCTGCCGGAATCCGCAATCTGCCCGGTTTTTCCATGGGAACGGTGTCCGGTGACTGCTGGCAGAACACCGCACGAATGCAGGTCAGCTATGATAACATCTTAGAATGGCTGTACAGCCTTTGTGAAACCATCGGCGGTTCGGCAAATGTGCGTCTGGATGGAAATAAACTGAAATGCAACCTGTTTTCCGGAACAGACCGCAGTTTGTTTCAGGATGAAAATCCCCACATTGTGTTTTCCGATGCATACAACAATCTGCTGTCCTTTTCCTATGCTGCGGATGATGCGGTGCAGAAAAACTTCGCCTATGTGCTGGGCTGCGGCGAAGGCAATGCCAAAAAACGCACGACCTTCTGTTCTGGTGCAGAGCCAACTTACCTTGACCGATATGAGGTGTATGTAGACGAGCGAAACACGGCACAGGAAGAAGATGTGACCGATGCGGAATATCTGGAAATTTTGAAAAGCAGCGGTGCGGAACATCTGGTACAGCCGAAAACGGCATCGGAATCCGCCATCGCTGCTTTTTCCACCCAGTATCAGTACAACAAGGATTACTTTGTGGGCGACTATGTGACTGTGGAACAGAAACGCTTTGGTTTGATTCAGACGAAAATACAGCTGATTGGCATGGTGGAGAGCTTCGACCAGAACGGCAGAAGTCTGACCCCGACTTTCAAAGAAACGGAGTGATATTCATATGTCTTTTTCCTATGGATTTTTTAACGCACAAAACCTCGACCGGGTGTATACCGCAGAGGATTTCACCGCATATTTGTCCAGCCTGATTTGCAACGGGATTCTGGATACTTACCGGCAGTGCTTTGCACCAACGGTCAAAAATTTATCCGTTACATTCGGCACGGGCAAGGCGTGGATCGATGGACACTACTTTATCAGTGATACCCTGCATACCATCGACCTTTCTTCCTATGTAGATGAATCTCTAAATCGTTATGTAGCAATCGGAATCTACTGTGATCGTTCCACACGCACCTGTGGGATTCGTGTTCTGGCAGGTACAGCAGCCACCAGTCCAACCATTCCCGCCTTTACCAACAACAATGTGACGACTTATCTGACTTTAGCAGTTGTAAGACTGCGTGCTGGAACGACAAGTATTCTGGATTCCGACCTGACAGACTGCCGTGCAGATGAAAGCAAATGCGGATACTGCAAGTGTATTCTTGGTAAGTGCAGAGTAACAGAGATGCTCTCAAAAATGGCAGAGAATCAGGCATCTCTGGAG